CACTCTACTAATTTTTTTATTTAAATCTACAATAGCTTCTTGAGAAATAAAATGGAGTTGATAGACAACAGATCGATCTCCAACCAATTCTCTGTTTGTTAGTTTGTAGATATAAAACCTAGACTTAACATTACCACGTTCAAGTGATGGTGTTGTTATCTCTAACTCAAGAAATTCTTCACCAATGAATGGGAATAGATTAACTAAATCCAATGATTCTTTAATAATCAAACTTCCAGTTAAGAAAGGTGCAAACAAATCTTCATATAACTGTAGTGTGATAATTTGAGCTGAGATATCCTGATAGAATCCCTTTGATGTTATAATCTGGGCTTTATCAATGCTGACATCACCAGCAAACCTAATTGATGAACTGGGTTTCATTATAATAGATCTTTAAAGTTTTTCAATATAGTGTTTAATAATTTTGGTGAAACTAACTTTATTCTTCTCTTAGCTTCATTTAATCTTCTCTCATATTCATTATTAGAAACTGGATATGCCTCTGGGTCGTCTGAGTTAACAACAAACCCATCAGAATTTTCATAGTGATGTATAGCATTAATGTTAGTATACTTGTCCTGTATAACTTTAATTAATCTATGTTCCTCTAGTGGAAAATCAGTTAGATAATCCACAGCGTCATTGGAAAGCATAACTACCCAATGATACTTAGCGTCACCATAAATCTTCTCGGCAATTAGTTCTGGTGTCTCTCCATCTTCAATATCATACTCATCATATATCGTTACACTGGATAGAATCTCTTTACGTACTCTTACGTTTCTAGTNATGTCACTAACAATAGAAGTCTTTAATGTATCACCATATTTGAAATCATATAAGAAATTTGGAAAATCTTTGAAGTACATTATAGACCATCCTTAACTTTATCTTTGGTAAGAAGTGCAAGCTCACGGAATGATAATGTTACATTAATCTGCGTGGGCATACCATTCTCGAATGTATTGAAAGTACCATTAGGTGTATAGTTAACATTCATTTCTGTTAGAACACAAGATGTATGGCGATGAAGATTTAAGTTTTCTTGAGTTCCTTGATAGTAGTAAATATCAAATTCAGAAGGGTAGATATAAACGAAGTTATTCGTATCTTTGAATTCTGGGTGCATGTGATACTTAAACTCTTGAATAATCTTCATGACATTCTTGGCTTCAGGTTCATTTCTTGGAAAGAACTGATAATCAAAAGAGAATGTTCTAAAGTCAACACCCTTAAATACTTGTTCCTTTTTAGGATTTGCAGCAAGACCAAGAGCAGCAGAGTTAGCTCCAGCATTTGGTCCTTTGGATAACGTAAGATTGGCTATAATTGCAGCACCAACACCCTTAACATCACTATTCTTACCATCTGAGTCAATAGCCTTCATAATCTCCTCGATTCCATGAGCAGCTGCTTGCAGACCCATAGTATCATCATCAGACCACTGCATACCATAACGAATAGCTAATTGATTTGGTGTATGTAAAGCGATAGCGGTTTTAAGTCTTTTCTGAGAACGAGATGCATCTGGAGCCATAGTTGTGGCAACACCAAGACCAACTGTAGGAATATTTGCAAGAGCTGCTCCTTTGACGGGTGCTGATGCAGCAATACTACCACCAAAAATACCAGCTATCGTATTTGATGCCGCATTGGCACCAATTAACTGATTATTAGATAGATTAGAAGCAACCAAATCTCCACGATCTCTACCTTCAGTCTGATCTAATTCTACTGTCGCTGCTGCATTATCACCTTTTAATAATTTAGAATCAGATGATACATTGATATAGAATACTACATAATTACCACCATATTTCGAAGACAAAAGGTCGGCAGGGTATGTATAGTTGGTTATATCATATTTTCTATCATTAAATGTTGTTGCTCCACCACGTGGAGTATACACTGGTGGTTTTGGTGCAGGTTGTGGTTTTTCTTTTTCTGATGTTGCCATTTTTACCTTTAGCCTAAATAAGATGATTATTCTATCACATATTTATGTTCCATAAAAGACGATACGTCCCTGTATTTCCAGAAAAGTATACTGGAGACCCAACTAACATCATAATGAGATCTAGTTGGGAGACTAAATTCGCCTCTTGGTGTGATAAAAATCCAGGTATTGTTAAATGGAGTTCTGAGGAAACAGTTGTTCCATATCGTTGTCCAACAGATGAAAAGATTCATCGTTATTTTATAGATTTCAAGATCACAACTAGTGCTGGGAAAACNTATCTAGTGGAAGTTAAACCAGCTAAACAAACTCAACCACCAGAGTATCCTGGTCGTAGGACTCAGAGATATTTAGTTGAATCTCTAACATTTATGAAGAACCAAGCTAAATGGAAAGCTGCTGATACCTATGCAAAAGATCGAGGGTGGGAGTTCAAAATTATTACAGAATATGAGTTAGGATTGGCAACTAAATAACTAATATGGCCACTTCATCTATTAAAGACGTTTTCGAAAGAAACAAGTATGACTTGCAGACAGCTGCTGTTAAGTCTAGATCTTGGTTCGAGCAACAGGTTTACCAATTGGGTAGACAGAATTACACACCTCCTAGAATACTAAATGGTAACACAGAACAAAATGTTAGCAATATAATCCCTGGAAATTTGTACATGTACATGTACGATCCAAAGTTAAAAGCTACTCTACCATACTACGATACATTTCCTCTAGTGTTCCCTTTCAGTAAAACTCCAGATGGATTTATCGGACTGAATATGCACTATCTTCCATATCAACTTAGAATGGTTTTGTTGGATAGACTTCTTACCTTTAGAACCAATGCTAGGATGGATGAGACTACCAGACTAAGATATTCGTGGGCTGCTATCGATGGAGTTTCTAAATTCGCAGCTGCACAACCATGTATCAAACGATACTTAAATGATCACATTAGAAGTAAGTTTAGAAAAATTAATGCAGATGACTGGGCTACTGCAATGTTACTCCCAGTAGAAAGATTCGTTGGGGCTAGTAAAGAAGCTGTGTGGCAAGACTCAAAAAGAATAATTAGAAGAGCATAAAAATGATAGAACAATTTATAGCTAACATTAAAACTAGAGGTTTGTCTAGATCAAACAGATATACTGTTTCATTTATTCCACCTGTTACTCTAACTGATATCAACTTAGAAAATATTATGTTGCTTTGCGACCAAGCAACACTTCCAGGGGTATCATACTCAACAACTCAAATTAGAACATTCGGTGAATTTAGAGAAACACCATATGAAAAACTATTCGACAATGCATCGTTTTCTTTCTATGTAGACAAAGAAATGTATGTTAAATATATGTTCGACCAATGGATTAATTCCATTCAAGATCCAGATACAAGAAAATTTAACTACTACGATTCATATACAACAGACTTATCGATTGATGTACAAGACTTATTAAATAGAACACGATATACACTGACTATGTTTGAATGCTATCCAAAGGCTATAAACTCTATTCAATTAGATTATGCTGCTAAAGACATTATGAAAATTAACGTAACAATGCAGTATAAAAATTGGGAAGCTGGCACTCGAAGTGTTTTAGAAGTAAACGATGTTATTGACGCACAAACTTTGAATGAGTATTACGACAACTTCTATAAGTATCAAAATTCAAATAATGGGAATAGCGATATGCAATTTAATAACTCTTCATTTGGACCACAGTTTAATAAATTCGCAACTAAAATACCAACATAATGTATAAGGATTGAAATGAAAATTGATGATAGTTTATCTGAGGTGTTTGATATAGCACCTATTGTTAAAAACGAGGTAGCCGTGCAGGAGACTGTAGTTATTGACAACACAGATAACAAAATTGAATCTGACTATGATATAACTAGGGGTAATCTTCGTTCTCTCTTAACGACTGGACAGGATGCTTTAGTTCAAGCATTAGAAGTGGCTAAACAATCTGAACATCCACGTGCCTTTGAGGTTGTGGGTAATTTAATGAAACAACTTGCTGATGTGAACCAACAACTTATGGATCTACATCAACAGAAACAGAAATTGGACGCACCGAAAGATGGTGGAGGATCTAAGAAAGAAGTGACTAATAACAATGTTATCTTTACAGGTAGCACTGCTGAGTTGAATAAGTTAATCAAGAATATGTCTAAAGGAGAATAATAATGGCTTTACCATTAAATAATACACCAGTTTATAGTCTGGTTGTTCCATCACTAAAGAAAACTGTAAAGTATCGCCCATTCCTAGTTAAGGATCAGAAAGCATTAATGCTGGCGCAACAAAGTGAAGACCAGAAAGTTATGGTTGATACTTTGAAGACTGTCATAGCATCATGCGTAACAGATCCACTGGATGTCGATAGTCTTGCAATGTTTGATTTGGAATACATCTTCACTCAACTAAGAGCTAAGTCTGTTGGTGAAAGTGTAGAGTTAATTATGTCTTGTGATGAAGACCATGGCGAACAGAATAAGTTAGCCAAAGTAAAAGTTTCAGTCGACTTGAGCCAGATTCAGGTCGAGTCTAAAGATGATCACAGCAAAAAACTTAGCCTCTGGGGTGATGTTGGTGTTGTGATGAAGTATCCTTCTGTTGATATCATCAAAAAGTTTCAGAATGTGAGTGAGTCTGATACTGATTCTGTGTTTAACATTATCTCTCAATCAATAGAGTACATCTATGATGGTGGTGAGGTTTATCATAGTAAAGATCAAACAAAAGAAGAGATGCTAGAGTTTCTTAACAATCTAACTACAGATCAGTTCTCAAAGATACAAAAGTTCTTTGAAACTATGCCAAAGCTAACATATGACATCAACTACAGTTGTCCAGTTTGCAGTAAAGCACATCACGTTAGATTGGAGGGTATGGACAGTTTTTTTTAATAAACCTTTGTCATGATAGTCTGACTAACTATTACAAAATGAATTTTGCTTTACTACAATATCATAAGTATTCGCTAGTTGACATTGAAGATATGATTCCATTCGAACGAGAAATCTATGTCCATATGTTAATCGAGCACTTAGAAGAAGAAAAAAGAAGAATAGAGAGTAAACAATAATGCAAGCAATACTAGAACAACAAAGATCCAACGTAGTTCAGTTCCCTGGAAATAGAGCTGCCAGTGGTGGGGATAACACAGGTGGACTTATACCTACACTAAAAGAGTTGATTTCTAGTATTGATAAACTAACAGGTGTGATAAGCGGACAGACAAAGGGTAAAATTGCTTCATCATCAACCAATGAATCTNTAAATTCTAGTTTAGAATCAGAAGTTGAGACAGGTAGATATCAAGATGACCAGATGAAGTTATTAAAACAAATAGAAGAAAACACAAGACCTGCTACAGCAGAAAAGGTTAAGAAAGATGAAGATAAAGAAGGTGGTATTGGTCTAGGTGGACTGGCAACTACTATTGCAGTGGTTGCTGGAACTATTGCTGGATTAGTCACTGCATGGGCAAAAACTATTAAATTCTTCGTTGTTAATATCGGTGTTGGCATCGAAAAGATGGTTGTGTTTTTATCTAGATGGTTTCCATCTTTAAGAAAAATTCTATTTAACATTGAGGTTACAGTTTCTCTGCTGGTAGACAGCATGAAAGGTATTTTTAACAATGTAGTTACAAAAATAGGCAGTATATTTACTGGTGCCATAAATTTCTTTAAAGGAATCTTTGGTGAAGGATCTATGATCGGTAATGTCATCACTACTATAAAGACTGCTGTCACTGGATTTTTAGAACCAATCATCGCAGGATTTAAAACGATCTCTGAAGTTAGTGGACCAATTGGTAAAGCAGTATCGTTCGTGAAAGGTGCTCTTGGTAGTATGATGGAATTCTTTGGGATGATAGGATCTAAATTAAGTTCATTTGGTACACTATTCGGTGCTGTTTCTAAAATAGTATCAAAAATCGCATACCCATTAATGATCATTATGTCTGTATGGGATACAGTTAAGGGTGCACTTGCTGGATGGGAAGAAGGTGGATTCGTCGGAGCAATTGGTGGAGCAATCAAAGGACTATTCAATGGATTAGTATTTGGTGTACTTGATATGATCAAAGGTGCTATCTCTTGGATTGCTGGCGCACTTGGATTTGATGCTGTAGAAGAATTCTTAGATTCATTCTCTTTTGAAGATATGTTTAGTGATCTAGTAGATGCTGTGATGTTTATTCCTAAAAAGATTCAAGAATTTATAATGAGTCCTATAGAAACACTGAAAAAATTAGGTGAATCTATGATGTCTTTATGGGAACCTATTAAAAATATAATGGGGACTCTGGTCGACGCCTACCTGTTTATACCTAGAACATTGTTCGGATTGATTAATGACTATATTGTCACTCCACTCACAGACGTGTTCAAACCAGTAACAAACTTCTTTAAAGGTTTGGCTGAAAAGATTATGGGTGTATTTGAAGACTTCGGTATACCAGAAATGGGATTCTCTGTTCTAGGTAAGAAGTTTTCTATTGGACCATGGTATCCATTCAGACCAGATGAAGGAACTGTTCGTGTTGGTGGTTCAGAATCGTTAAAACAGTCATCTAATGCCAGTGGAGAATCATCTTCATTCACAAAGAGTATCGTATCAAGTGGTGCTGGTGGTGTTGATGAGAAGACGATGAGAGCAAATGGTATGAGTGAAGAAGCCATTGCCAGAGCGAAAGCAAGAAACAAAGATGAAACACGTGTACTAACAACTTCTGAAAAAGTGAATAAAGATGGTACTGTTAGTTTTAATGAAAATTTTGCTACATTCGATCCAAAAACTGGTAAGGCAATGTTATCTGGGGACGCAGGTGGATTTGGCGTTACTACTGACGCACAGGGTAATAAATCTACTGGTGGAACACGTGAAATCAGTACACGTGCCTTTAGGCAGATTAAATCTGCTGGGATGAAAAACGAGGGAGATAAAGTTGCTGAAATCGTTAAGGAAGATGACGCATATCAGAAATTAAGTTGGTTCGATAAACGTAAGGTTGATGTAGGTTACGCTAAGGCATCCGATCTTCTTGCAGTGAGTCAGCCTAATGCTGCTGATGCAGTTACTAAGAAATCAAGCGATGCAGCTTCTCTGAAAGAGAACATCAATAAAGCATCTGGTAATACTAACGTGGTTAACTCTCCATTGACAACATACAATAGTCAGAAAGTCACCAATGTTAAAGCACCAATCAGAAACCAAGAGTCTTCTGTTGGTGACTGGTTAAAAAGCAAGTACCAATAATGAAAAAGGGCTACCGCAATGGTAGCCCTCAATACTTAAGCAGTATTGTAATTAGTCTTCTTTAGCAATCTTCTCAAAGTAAGACATAACATCATCGTCATCGTCGCTAACTTCTGCCATCTTTGGAGCAGGTTTACTTGCTACCTTAGGCGCAGATGCCACAGGGCGATCTTCTTGTTCAGCAATCTCTGCAGCAGACTTGCTAGCAAAAGCATCACCAGACAAAACTTCATTTAGTTTCTTCTTCAACTCATCATAAGACTTGAAGTTCTTACGATCAGTAAACTCTGATAGTTTGTTTTGAGAATTAACGACAGCCAACAGTTTGTCTTCATCTTCAGAAATCACTGATGGTTCCATAAAGGCAGACTCATCATAGTTTGCGTAACCATCTTTCTTACGCATACGCATCTTGAAGTTAGCACCTTCCCAAAGATCAAACACATTGACTGGCTTTTCATCTTCGAAAGTTGGTCGTGCTTTGTCCATGATCTTATCGAAGATCTTCTTACCGAATTTGAACAGGAACACTTTCCCTTCGTTCTC